GAACTTGTGTTCGCGTTCAAGGTCGGTTCCGCCGCGCATATCAACAACTTTGAGCTCGGCCAGCATGGTCGCTACCGAACCAATGTCTGGTCGTACCGGGGCATGAGTTCACGGCATCAGGACCGCGAGGCGCCCTATCGTTGGGTGAGAATCCAGTCACCCATAGGGTCCCAAGTTTGGGCAAAGCTTTCAAAATAGTCGCGAGGTCGCGCCACTTCTCAGACCTGTCGCAACAACGACTCGCCTGCTGCTGGTTTCGTGGCCACCTGGATTAGGTGATTGACGGAACTAAAGAGCAGGAATGCAGAGACGGAAGTTCAGTACGAATTCGAGCTCTGGGATAAGCGCTGTTCTAAGACCACGCATTTGAGGACTTGCTCGGCAGGATATATGACTTCGAGGACGCGGAGTGGCGCTACCTGCAACTCGCGAACCCTTCCTGGGACCAAAATACGTTCACCACGCGCTCGAGATCGATGTAGGCCGGCGCATGGCGACCCTGCACCGTGAGCAGTCGAGCGTTCTCGCCAAACTCCTGGACGGCAAAAACATCGCAGTAAGCGCCCCGACTAGCTTCGGGAAGAGCTTTATCATCGACGCTTTCATTGCGGCCAAGCAGCCGGACAACGTGAGCCAGATACGCGACTTGGACCCAAGAATATCCTCATATTCCCACAGGAGCGGGCCTTTGGCTTTCTATCCGCGCTCGAGACCATCGATCTACTGGTCGTCGATGAATTTTACAAGGCGAGCCGGAAGCACGACCGCGACCGCGTACCGTCGCTCATCAAGGCGATCCTGAAGCTGTCTAAGAAGGCGAAGCAGAGGTATTACCTCGCACCGAATATCAAGAAACTCAGCGATAATGCCTTCACGCGCGATATGGAGTTCTTGGAACTCCTAGACTTCAACACCGTCTATGAGGCGACGCACCCCGGTCGCGTGATGTGGTCCTTCGGCATGAGATGCAAGCCGACCTTCATACCGATGACCGCCGAGGAAGAAAAAGTGCGCGGCATGGAGTTTGACGACAGCGTCCTAGCGATCGAGTGTCACGAGCGCGCCGATTACAAATGGAAGTGTGCCAAATGCGGCATGGAACGATCCTGCTCGTCGCCGGGCTCATCCCGACGCTCCGGGACCGATCGAAATGGCCTCACAAGGCCACCTGCCAGATTACCAGCGCGCGCCTCGCTGCGATGAGCCGGGCTTTCTTAGTCCGCCGCAAAACTCGCTTTGAACAAATAGTTATCCGAAGTGCCGTCAGCCTGCCATCTTCAAAACATTCTGGAAGGTAAGCGCCGCGTAGTACCCACGAAATATTGCTCTATTCGATAAGGTGTTGCACCCAACTCTCGAGCATTTGCATAAATCGTCCCAAGTTCACCGCATAGCAACTCTCTGTTCTTTCCTACTGAGTGAGATGTATCTACGTTTCTTTGAAACTCATGAGTTTCATCCGTCCTTATAACGTTCTGCATATTGACGCTTGATACAAGCACACGCTGCAGTCGCTTCAAATGAGCAACAAGATTGCTCTGAAAGGACTGGCATTCAGACATAAAGCGAGCATTGCTGATACGGGATCGGGATTGTCATGACGCCCGTGAGATCGAGCCCCGCGCCGTAAGTCGGCTGGCGGGGCTGAGGTGGTGCGACGGCAGGCGTCGCTCCAACCCTCGAGGATCGCATGGCCACGACCCGATCAAAGACCAAACTAGCCGCTCGCAAACAAGGAACACGCTCGCGACAGCATAGAACCGTGAAGCCTGCGAGGACAACCGCAGCATCAGCACAGAACAAGAAGGCAAAGATCATCGCACTGCTGAATAGGCCATCGGGTGCGACCATCGCGGCGATGATGAAGGCGAGCGGCTGGCAACGGGCCTCGGTGCGTGGCTTTCTGGCTGGCGTCGTCAGGAAGAAGCTGAAGCTCAGTCTCGTGTCGGAGCGTGAAGACGACGGCGATCGTGTCTATCGAATCGATCAGACGTTGCGGCAGGCAAAGTCCGAGATTGCCGCGGCGAAGTCGGCTTAGTGCGATGCGTCGCAGTGCTGTTAACGCATCGGACTTGCCACCCTCCCCGGCCAACATGATCATCCAGCTGAGCGATCTCAACCTTGCCGGATTGCGCAAGCGTTGGCGGAGCGTTTTTCGGAAGGCTCCGCCGCCTCATCTGCCGAGACACTTGCTGTTCAGCGTGTTGGCCTATCGCCTTCAGGTTGAAGCCCGTGGTGACCTCGATGCAGCGACCGTGCAGTTGCTGAGAGCGATCGGATCGGGGACTGGCAAGGTCGAGGCTGTGCGTGAGGCTTACCAGATGCAAAGGATCGCGCTGCGACCCGGGACCATTTTGATGCGCGAGTGGAATGGCCGGCCGCAACGCGTGACTGTGACGAATGACGGGTTCGTCTGGCAAGGCAGGTCCTTCGACAGCCTTTCGGCGGTTGCGTTTGCCGTAACCGGCACCCGATGGAACGGCCACCGGTTCTTTGGTCTGCGCGATAAACGGATCCAGCCGATCACGGACGATCCCGCATGAAACCGGGGCCACGTCTTGCGGTGCGATGCGCGATTTACACCCGCGTCTCGGACGACGCACGGCTCGATCAGGAGTTCAACTCCCTCGATGCTCAGTTCGATGCGGCATCCGCCTATAGCCGCCCTTGCTGCGAAGCTCCTGCACGACTTCGGCGGTCGCGCCGTCAAGCTGGCGGCCTTCGTCCAGCATCAGGGCGACTTGGCGAAGCTCAAACTTGCCGATCAGGTCGGCATAGTCCTTGTCGCTGCGGGTTTCCAACTCGCTCTTGGCGTCGCGACGCTCGCCATCTTCGGCGATTAGCGCAGCGCGGTAGCGGGCTTCGTTGGTGCGATACTCGGAGTCGAGCGACTCCAGCGAACGGGTTTCGTCCTCGGTCGGTTTCTCTTTGCCGACAAGGCTGGCCAGCGCCTGCCGGATTTCCGACTGACGGCGGGCGATGCTTACAGACTGCAACATTTCAGTACCTCTTTCGTTGGTTGCGCCATGGCGGCGACTAGATCGCGCCACGCGGCGCGCTTGGGGTCGACTTCTTGTCCGAAGCCAACTTCCAATTTCGTTTTTGCGGAGTGACAGGGCGTGCAGAGCGTCTGCAGGTTGGACAATTCAAATGCCAACTCGGGCGCATCTTTCACGCGGCGGATATGATCGACTTCAAGTCGGCCAACCGCGCGGCACTTCACGCACTTGAATCCATCGCGACGCTTCGCGGCCAGGCGTAACGCCGGCCATCGCTTGTCGCGGATAACCTTTGCGGAATGGCGATCATATTGCTTCACACCCACGTCGCCACCCTCGATTTGCGAGACGGCTGCGCGAGCATTCGCGCGCCCTGTGCGACGGCAAGCACGCTGGCGGATGCGGCGTCGATACGGCCAAGAGAACGGGCTTTTGCCAGTTTGATGTTGTTCGCCGGGTCGCGAAGGCAAACCGCGTCGGAGAATGCCGAGCGGAGCAACAGCGACGGCGCGGCATTCACCAGCCCGTCGAAGCACGCGCGACGGAAGCGGTCACAATCTTCGTTGCCGTCACGAAAGCCAAAGCCGCGCCACACAAGCGGCGCGCGGATGCCGGCGGCGTCGATGGCCTGCCCAAGCTCAGCCTGCTTGTAACGGTCCATCACAAGCGCGGCGATCGTCTCGCCTTCGACGTGCCGCATGACTTCCGAAAGCCACGGCGCTACGGGCACGGTTGCCGCGCCCAACGTCGACAATTCCCCACGGCTGGCCATTTCGGAATATCGCGAGCCGACGCCATCGGCCGCGCCGCGATCGGCAAGATTCGGCTGCGATGGGAACCAGCCGAGACATTCCAGTCGGCCGGTATCCGGCCAGTAGAACGCCGCGGCCGTCATGCTGGCAGAGCCGCCCAGGTCGACCCCGATCACAACGGCGCCCTGCCGTGGCGGCAATTCGGCGACTTCGCACGCAAGCCATTCGTCGACCGTCAGCAACAGGTCGCGCGTCTCGCCGGAAATTCGTTCGTTGCGATTGTAGAGGCGGAACGTGGTCAGCGAATTGCCGCCGCGGGCAATGGCGCGTCGCGCCTGCGCCAGCAGCCATTCGACATTCGAGCCGATACCGTGCTGCGCTCCGGGATTGGCGATCAGCAGCGATTCCAGATCGTCCGCCGGCAGTCCCGGCGCTGGCCGGTGCTCTTGCCGATAAACGCCGTCCTGCGGCTCGTCCAGCCACTTTGAGAACGGGTGCGCATCATCGGGTGCGGACGTGCTGATAATCAGAGCGCGACCGCCACGCTTACCACCGCCGGACAACAGCGCGTGTTCAAGCTCGTCGCCTTTGTCGCGTGCCCAATGGCCGCGCTCGTCCAGAATGGTCAGTGTCGGCGCACCGCCAAGAGCCGACTTGCCATCGGCCGCGAGACAGCGGAGCAAGTGAACGCCGCTGGCGTCCTCGTACTCGATTTCCAGCCGGGGAGCGCGGCGGAACGTCAGCCGCTTCTGCGTTTCCTCGGGCATGTAGCGCGAATAACCGGCGACGAAGTTCCAAACGAGCCGGGCCTGATCTCGGGTGCGCGCGCCAACCGGGATTTCCCGGTTCGGCTGTGTATCGCCGATCTCGCCGAGCAATTCGCCAAGCGCCAGGCCAGCCGAAAGCGCCGTCTTGGCGTTACCGCGCCCGATCGACAGGGCGGCCACCGAAATGTCCGGGGCGAGCGCGCCCGTAACGAATTTCTTCTGGAACGGCGCGAGGCGAAGCGCCTTACCGGCCGCCGGACCCTCGGGGATTTTGAGGCTTTGAAGGAAGCGGATCGCCTTTTTCGCGTTCATCGGGAGTCCCGAAGGTCGCGAGAGAGAAAGGAAAAGGCCCCCCCTCCGAAAACCTCCCCCCGAATAAAGCCGGGCATTGGCACCGCTGCGGCGCGGCGCGCGGCGCTGGCGCGATGGCGAGATTTGGTTGAGGCACTACACACGGGCTTGCAGCACCCAACACGCGCCCGCCGGATCGCGCTCAACGCTGATGATGTAGAAGGTCGTCCCGCCTGCTATCTGCACGGTGTTGCCGGGTGCAGGCGTCACGTCCGCAAGCGTGCTGGCAATGATGTAGATGCGACGGTCGTTTAGCTCGATATTCGAGTTGACGCGCTCAAGCGTCGAATAGTCATCGACCCATCCCGAGCAAGCGTGCGGGATGTTGGTAATGATCGGTTCCCAAGGCGACCCGCTCGACTCCTGCGTCGTGACCACCGCATCTTGCGGGATATCGAATGCAGTGAGCGCGTCGGTTAGCTGCTCTGCTAGGTCACTATCGAGGATCGACACACAGTCTCCGCGGAACGCAAAAATCCCCGCAGCGGCCATTCAAGGCCGGTGCAGGGTGATGAAAGTTTGAAAGGATACTACACTAAACCGCGCGCTTTTGCAACTCAGCGGCGGAACGGCACCACGTTGCCGGCCATCTGGCGCGGCCAAGCCTCGTCATCGTCGTCATAGTCCACGTAGCGATTAGCGATGGCCTGTATCTCCGCAGTGGTCAGGCCCTCGTCGCGCCCCGCTTCCCACAAGTCGGCCAGGGCGCACGCGACCTGATCGCACGTCCGCTGCGGTATGCCGGCGGTGCTCGCGATCTTGGCGAAGCCACGCGCGTTGATGACTGCCGCGGCAAATGTCTGTTCGATATCCATGTTTCGCTCCACTTGAGTGTAGTTATGTGTTGACGGTCAGTCTGATCAGTGAAGTCAGTGATCCGCCATTATCATCCACAGCGCCTATCTCCAGCCCCCTTCCGTTCTGTCTACTCGTAATTTCACCTTGGACTGCAAAAGCAGAGTAGATGGTACGGAATAGCGTGCATTGAAAAATCACTGACTTCACTGATCAGACTGACCGGGTAGCGGTGGCATTGGTCGGGGCTGCGCTGGCGCCGTGGTCAATGCCGATGCCGCTGCTTGTTGATCGCGCACCGCCAATTCCCGTTTCACATAAACCGCCTGCCGGCGGCCCGCGATTTTCCAGAGCCCGTCACTCGCGTCCCCATTACGAGCGGGAACGTAGCCGCATTCGTCCAGGCGGTGCGGAATCTTCCGCCGGTTCTTTCGGTCGGTCAGCCACTCTTTGAAGCTGATCGGTGCGACCACCACAATTGCATCTAGCGTCACGGCGGCGGGCCGATTGAGCCGGTCGAGCGCGTCGGCCATTTCCGCGTCCTCTGGCGTGCGCGAGGCGTCGACGATTTCCCAAAAGGCTGGCGTCTTGGGCGGCGGTGCCTTCGGATCGAAGCCGCTCAGATCGAGCGTCGCGAGATAATGGACGACGATTTCCGTTCCGCCACCGCCGAACCAGCGATACAGGGCGTTCCAGTAGTCGGGCTGAAAGTCGTCCTTGCTCCGAGTCGACCACGCGACGAAATGCCGGCGGTCATCGGCCGGAAGGAAAATGCCGTCGCTCTTGTGGTTCGTCGTGATGATGATGCCGCACACGTTCAAGATCGCGTGCTCGCGCATGTGCTTTTCATCAACGCGAAGCACGTCCGGCGGCGCAGCCGTGTACGCTTTCAGGTGATCGTAAAATGCAAAGCGGTCAGTGTCCCCGAGGTCGCGCGCCTCGCTGATCCGCAAGACGACGGATTTCAGAAACCCGTTGAAGCGGCCTAGCATCTGTTGCGGCGACACTTCGGCGAAATTCCAAGGGCCGACCGCGTGCTTGACCGGCTCC